TGTGTATATAGAGCGCGACGGATCTACAATGCTATGGAAAAGCGTGGAAGAGATGCCATGCATAGTTGAATTTGATTTAAATTTTTAATATGAAGAGTCTAAATAACTTTATTGTTTATCTCGAAAAGAAGTTTGAAGACGAGATAGAAACAGAAGGTGGCCTAAAGCTTTACATAGACACCAAATTTGAACCATTTAAAAACAGAGTAAATGAAGGAGAAGTTGTTGCTGTTCCTGCGAAACACGAAACAGGCGTTGAGAAAGGGGACACCCTTTACTTTCATCACCTCGTTGTTATGGCTGACGCTCAGCCTCTTCCTGTTGACGATAATCATTTTGTTGTTCATTATCATCCTGACCATGCCATTAGCTCTCAAGCTTTTGCTTACAAGTCTAAAAGGACTGGTAAAATCTCTGCTCTCTCTTCCTGGTCAATTCTCAGTCATGTTGAGCAAAAGCCCGAAGCTTCTTCAAGTGGCATACAAATTGTTAAACTCAAGGAACCTCAAGTTAAAACAGCTAAAGTCGCTTTTGAAAATAAAAAGCTAAAAGACTTAGGCGTAAAGAAAGGAGACATAGTTGGAGTAAGGAAAGACTCTGACTACTCCTTCAAGATCGACGGAGACACCTTCTACAGAACGAGACTAGACGATATATACTATGTCGAAGCCTAAATTCACGACTATATCGGCTGCGAAAAGGCTAATGCACAGCATGGAGATCGCTATCGACAATATGATCGAAGAGGTAAAAAAGCCTGTCGATCCTGAGGCGGGAGGTTCTGCGCGTAAGGCTGAGCTCCAATCCATAAAGCAGACTGCCGTTGACTGTAAAGAGCTTTTGGTGGAGCGCCAGAGACTAGAGCAAATGGTTAAAGAACTAAGTAACAGTGGAGAAATTGAACAAACAAAAGACTACTCAGGAGGATTTGCAGAAAGATTCTCTAAATGAAGCTAGCGGGCTAATATACTGGGAGGATTACACCTTTGACCAAACCAGCACAATCAAACAAATAGTTAACTACAAGCCCTTATAGCTCAACTGGATAGAGCAACAGCCTTCTAAGCTGTAGGTTCTAGGTTCGATTCCTAGTGAGGGTACAATAAAATCAAACAAGATGCCAGACTTAATTTGCGAAAAATGTAAAGCAGAGAGATCTGTAAGAAACCTTACCATGAAAGTTAAGGGCGGTAGCGTTTACTACCCTGAAGGGCAGTGTGAATGCGGTGAACAAATGGAGATTAAAAACCCTAAAAAAGGTGTACCTTCGTTGGGCAGAATGAACTCACACGGTCAGAGCTATTAATGTCCGTTTTAATAGATATAAAGGGTTATGAAACTAAAGGGATTAAGATCGACCCTAACGTTACAGAAGGAGAAGTTGTCGAGCTCCACGGGCTACTCGTGGTCCTTCCAAAGAAACCGCCCAAATCGAAAATCCTCTTCCATGACCAGCCAAAGAAGCTGCAAATGTGGAAACGCGCACCTATGCCAGAGGAAATGCAAAGGATACGCAGCATGGATGAGTGGTTCGAAAAACCTGCCGAGTTTCGGAACAAGTTTCGTTCTTACATCGAACAAGAGTTTCAGCGTAGGCGCGACGGTTTATGGTTTTACAATAATGGGGAACCTACGTATATTACAGGGAGACACTATATGTTTCTACAATGGTCTAAAATTGATGTCGGATATCCATCATACCTCTCTTTCCAAAAAGACATCTTTACGCACATGGCTGCTTGTGAAGTTGACCCTCGTTGTTTCGGTCAGCTTTATACTAAGTGTCGTCGTTCTGGCTACACTAATATATGCTCTGCTGTCTTGGTGGATGAAGCTAGTCAAGTTAAAGAGAAGCTTCTTGGCATACAGTCGAAAACTGGTAAAGACTCGCAGGAGAACATTTTCATGAAGAAGGTGGTTGCGATCTTTCGCAGCTATCCATTCTTTTTCAAACCCATCCAGGACGGTACTACAAACCCCCGTATGGAGTTGGCATTCCGTGAACCGTCGAAGCGTATAACCAAAAACAATAAAACATCCCATAGGGGTGATGCTCTTAATACGGTTATCAACTGGAAGAACACCACTAATAACGCTTATGACGGGGAGAAGCTTCATATGCTATATCTTGACGAAGCTGGTAAGTGGGAGAAGCCCACTGACATTAGAGAGGCTTGGAGGATAGAAAGAACCTGTTTAATAGTCGGTAAGAGGATTGTTGGGAAGGCTCTTGTAGGGTCTACCGTTAACCCAATGAGTAAAGGCGGTAGCGAATACAGAGAGCTTTGGAAAGACTCAAAGCCTACTGAAAGAAACAACAACGGACGAACTAGATCTGGACTATACAGAATATTCATCCCAGCTTATGATGCGCTTGAAGGTTTTTTCGATGTATACGGCAATTCCATTGTTGATGACCCTCCCCAAAACATACAAGGTATAGATGGGGATCCTATCGAAGAAGGCAGCAAACGATACCTTAAGAATGATCGCCAGTCATTTAAAGACGACCCTTCCGAGTTAAACGAAATAGTACGTCAATTCCCCTTTACTGAGGACGAGGCGTTTAGAGATAGCATTCAGGGCAGTCTTTTTAATTTGGGCAAGATTTACCAACAGATAGAATACAACGACGACTTGTTTCCTAACCCCGTAGTAAAAGGCAACTTTGTATGGGTTAAAAAAGATGAGGAGGTGGCTTTTTCTCCTGACCCAAACGGCAGGTTTAGGGTTTCCTGGATGCCTAAAAACAAGAACGTAAAGAAAGAAGAAGGAGGTAAGAAGGTTGCCCCAAACGGACATATAGGTTGCGGCGGTGTTGACTCCTACGACTTGGATTCAACAGTTGACGGCAGAGGGTCTAAGGGCGCTTTACACATGTACAACAAGTTCAACATGGAAGGCCCTGCCAATATGTTCGTTGCGGAATATGCCTCCCGTCCAGATTTAGCTAGTATATTTTACGAAGACGTTTTAATGTGCGCTTTCTTTTACGGGTATCCTTTACTTGTAGAGAACAATAAGTACGGCATCGTAAGGTACTTTGAATCAAGAGGTTACGACGGATACTTAATGGATCGCCCCGACTTCCTGAAAACTCCTGGTTCATCCAAAAATGTTAGAACTAAAGGCATACCATCTAACTCCCAGGACGTGATACAGTCTCACGCGCAAGCTATTGAGGCTTACATACATAACCACGTAGGTATCAAGCCAGAGTCCGACGAGTTCGGAAACATGTACTTTAATAAGACCCTAGAAGATTGGATTGGCTACAAGATAGACAACAGAACTAAGTTTGACCTTACTATAAGTTCTGGTCTAGCCCTTTTAGCCGCTCAAAAAGTGAAGCAAGAAAAGAAGCAATCTAATTTTACAAACAAGCAGTTTATAAGGACTTTCAAGCCTAAAGTGTGGCACTCCTAGTTTTACTATATTTGCATTGAGTTATAAGAACTCGACTCATTGCAAATGAACATCAACAACAAAAAATCAGGCTTTCCTAATCCGCTTAGCCCTCCAGAAGAAAAAGGAGGAAAGAAGTACGGGCTAGGATACGCTAAGGCTATATATCAGCAGTGGGGTAAAATGGATCAAGACGGGTCCACCTACAAGAACAGAAACCGAACTTTCGAAAAGAACAGAAAGTACGCCAACGGAACTCAAGACACAGCCATATACAGGTCTTTGCTTACGTCTCTTGATCCTAACAACGGCGATGGAAGTATGCTGAACCTGGACTTTACCCCAGTCCCAATTCTTCCAAAGTTTGTCCGTATTGTAGTAAATAAGATTCTTTCTTTGTCTCCTTACCCAAACCTGGAGGCAATCGACCCTTTATCTACCTCGGAGAAGGACTTAGAGAAAAAGAAGATTGAGTTTGCCGTAAAGTCTAAAGCTGCTCTTCAGGGCATCAAAAGCAAACTGGGAGTTGAAGTGGCTGGCGATCCCGAAGCGATTCCAGAAACCCTTGAGGAGGCTGAAATATTTATGGGTACCAACGTTAAGGCTTCTTCCGAAATTGCCGCCCAGATAGCCACCAACCTGACTCTGGAGTGGAACGACTTTAATGATTCTATTTTCAGAAGGTGTGTAAACGATATGACCATACTTGGTATGGCTGTTGTGAAAAGAACTAACGACCCTAGCTACGGGATTAAAACCGAATACGTTGATCCGTCTAACTTTATTCACAGCTACACAGAAGACCCTTCTTTCGGGGACATGACTTATGCTGGTCATGTAAAAACAATGCCTATCGCTGAGCTTAAAAGACTTGCTGGGAATGAGTTAACCGAAGAGGACTACAAGAAGGTGGCTAGCTCTGGTCAGAAGAACAATACATCTGGGATGTATAATAAAACTTCAAACAGACCTGGCATGGACATGGAGGAGCATACTGTAAAGGTGCTTGAATTTGAGTTTCTATCGGTAGACTCAACCTATTACGAGTCAAAAGAAAACAAGTACGGAAACGTAGGGTTTTACGACAAAGGGGACAGCTATAGTCAACCACAAAACTCTGTTTTCAACAGAGACGCCGTGCGACTAGATAACACATGTGTTTACGGTGGATACTACATCCTTGGTTGTGATATGGTCTTTGGATATGGCAAGAAAACCAACATACCGAAAAACATCCACGACATAACAAAGGCATCCCTGTCTTATTCTGTTTGCGCTACAAACATGATGGACATGATGCCTAAGTCTATGGTGGACAGCTGCATCGGGTTCGCCGATCAACTTCAGCTTACTCACTTAAAGATTCAACAGGCTGTAGCGAAGGCAAAGCCAGACGGTATCATCATTGATATTGAGGGGCTGGAAAACGTACAGCTAGGAAAGGGTGGAGAGCTTCAGCCGCTTGAGCTGCACGACATATACGAGCAGACGGGTGTGTTCTACTATAGAAGCAAGAACCCAGAAGGAGGCTTTCAAAATCCCCCTATTCGGGAGATCGGCAACAGCATTCGTAATATCAACGAGCTAACTGGTTTATATAACCACTACCTCAGGATGATCCGAGACTCCACAGGAATCAACGAGGTTATGGACGCCTCTTCACCTAAGGGTGACGCCCTTGTAGGCGTCAGGCAACAAGCTCTTGCCGCTGCAAACAACGCTATATATGACATCACGAATTCCTCTATGGTTTTGTACAAGAAGGTTTGTAGCGATGTGGTAAAGTGCTTGCAGGTTATTCATCCAGATTCTATTCTCTACTCTATGTATGAGAATGCTGTCGGCAAGGAGAACATGAAAGTCTTGTCTTCCTTCAGGAACCTGTCGATGTTTAATTTCGGCGTCAAGGTTGTAAAGGAGATGGAGGAAAACGAGAGGCAGTTCTTGGAGCAGAACATACAGATAGCTTTGTCTCAAAAAGAGATAGACCTTGAGGACGCCCTTGCTATACGACAGCTTAGGGACGTAAATCAGGCTGAAAGGCTTTTGATCGTTAGAAGAAAGAAGCGAATGGCTAGCAACCAGCAGATGGCCCAACAGAACTCTCAGCAGCAAGCTCAGGTTCAGCAGCAATCAGCACAGGCTGCTTCTCAGGCTAGACAGCAAGAAATGCAAATGGAGGCCCAGCTAAAATCCCAAGAGATGCAGCTTAAGGCTCAGCTAGAGGCTCAACTAGAAGAGGTAAAGCACGGGTTCAGGAAGGAGATCGAAATCATTAAAGCTAAGGCAACCCTTGGGTTTAAAGAAACTGACGATAACTTTAAAGAAAAGCTTGAAGTCCTTAAAGAGGATCGAAAAGACGATAGAGTTAAGAAGCAGTCTGCTGAGCAGAGTAAGCTTATTGCTCAAAGACAGGGGGATGAAACACCACAAATAATCAACGAATAAGATGGCTACAAAAATAAACTTAGATACATCTGAAAGGGTTGACATCACCTGTAGGAAGGGTGATACTTTTTCCTTGAGACTTAATATAACCAATGCTGACGATACTGTTGGTTTTACCGCTGGAGATGTTTTTTTAATGGAGGTTAGAAATTCTGACACGGGCAACCCAGTGGCTAACACCTCCGACCCTGTTGTAGAATTTGTGATTACAGTAACGGCAGATTCTGACGACGTTACCGCAAAGTACATTGATCTCACCTTGGCCGCGACCACAATGAAGACGATGCCATCTGGACTCTATGCTTATGATATCGAACAGAAGTCAGGAGCAGTTGTAACCACTTTAATCTACGGAACGGTAAGAGTTATTGAAGACGTGTCAGAAACAGCTTAAGATACTATTATGCCGATAAGTGTAGAACAACCAAAAAGCATAAAGATATCTAGTGAGAACTCAGATATCATTAAAGTATCTGTCGTAAAGGGAGGCACTGACACTAAGGTCGTAGTTTTAAATCAGGCTGCAAATAATAACATTTCTGTAGCTGGAGCTATTGGCGCTGGACCTGCTGGAGCAACTGGCGCTCAAGGGCCTACTGGCGCTCAAGGACCGCAAGGTGATCAAGGGCCCT